TGTCCGTGTCGAGCTCGCCAATCCATTCGGCGTCGCCGTCTTCGAACATCCGCGTGCCGTCTTCGTTGACGCACACCATGGCCACGAATCGGGCCCGCACGTTGTCGAGGTTGACGTTGCCGCCGACACGGCCGCCCGTCACCATCTGCTCGAACCGGTCGCGGTCCTTCGCCGCAAACTTGGCGACGTAGACCGTGCCAAGTTCCGGCACCTCGACGGCGACACGGGGCCGCACGCCCCGCTTGGCCTTAATCTGCTCACGGGTCAGAGCCATCCGCGCCTCCTATCAGCTCGAGGTCGACAGTGTGCCGCTGAGCTTGATGGTGAGCGTGCCGCTCATCATGTCTTCCATCTGCGCCCCAGCCTCAAAGCTGGTGGCAAATCCGTAGGCACTCCACATCATCGTGGTAGTGCCGCCGGCTGCCCAGTACACATTTACCACTTGATTGGTGGCGACGTTTGTTAGGTCGGCCGTAACCCTGACCGCCGGGTCGAAAAGCACCTCGACCGACAACTCGCCGGGGTCGTAGATGGCACTGCCGACGAACTCCTTGGCCGTGCTCGTCATATGCGTGGCATCAGCAACAGCACGCGAAATGCCGCCGTGATTCACGCCCGTGATCTTGTAGCCGGTCGCGGATTGCAACGCCGTGCCAAACGTAACGTACGTGCCTTGCCCGATGTCAATCGCCATGTCTCAACTCTCCGTGTACGTGACTTCTACCGAAACGTCCGTGCGATAAATCGGCAACTGCTCGCCGTTGGCGGGCGGCTCCTGGGCGTCGTCATCGTCCTTAACGACCGCGAGCCGAATAGCCTCCGTCCTCTTGAATTGTAGGGCTGTCCGAATAGCTCGCGCGAGGTTTCGCACCTCCAGCAGCGACTCGCCAACAGCCGAAACCGTGAACGTCACGCGGGTAATTCCCGTCATGCCCTGCATGTGCATGTACGGCCCACGGCCGAGGCTTTCCCGTTGGTAGACGATGCACGGCAGCGTCGTTCCCTGCGGAGCCTGTACGGCGTAGATGCGGCCTCCGACAGTCAAGGCAATGTCGGCGTCTGCCGACAGCAGCTGCACAAGGGATTCGTCAATGAGCGTGAAAGTCGGCATTACTTGCCACCGTGAATCTTGCGAATCATCCGCCGCTCTTCTTCAGCGATGGCGGCCCCGAGGTTCTGCTCAAGCTTGCCGACCAGTTCCTGCTTCATGCGTGGCAAGTTGGCATCGGACCACTGGCGGAACTTGTCGCTTCCGGTGTAGCCCCGCACGCTCTTGAAGAAGATGGCCCCGCCATCAGGGCCGCCAATGAGCGACGCCTGGCCCTTCATGTACGGATATTTCGCAGCCAGCCGCAGCGGCACGCTCAGTGCCTTGCCTTGCGGGTATCGGTCACGGGTGCCGTTCTCCACCCACCACGCGTGAAAACCGAGCTCGTTGCGGTTGCCGCCGTTCGAGGACCGATAACCCACGATGCCGGTGACGGTGGTGTTCCTCTTCTTTTTCTCCAGCTTCAGCCCGACCGACCGCCGCAGGTTGCCCGTCGGACCACGCGGCGTCAGAGCTTTCACCTGGGGCACAGCCGCCTTCACGACTGCCCGCACGGACGCCCCGAGGTACTTCCGCTGCACACTGCGAGACAACCGGGAGAATCCCGCCAGGATTCGCTCGACGCCTTCCACCGTCATGACAACGTCAGCCATCAGTCGATGACCTCCGACACCATGAGCTCGTGTTCCTCGCGGCGGCCCCGTTCCATCACCGACATGATTTCAAACTGCCGCCCGTCGGCTTGGATCCGCATCTTCGGCTTGAGCCCGTCCGTGTACCGCATCCGCACGCGATGCGTGACGCTGCCCTCGTTCGCCATGGCACTGATTTGCTCGTTGCCCGACAGCGGCAGAATCGCAATCCACCGCGTCGCAAACGTGCTCCACGCCAGTTCCGGCTCGCCAATGGAGTTGGTGGAGTCCGTCGGCGTCTGCACTGTGGCGAGCGTGTCCATCAAACCCGACTTGAGCATGCGTCACGTCCCGTAGATGACGAGGCTGTAGGACGCCGTTCCCGAGTAGGCCGAGACGTTGAAGCCCGACGTGCCGCCGTTGCGGGAATCGCTCACCGCCACCCGGCTGCCGCCCGAAATGGCAACGCCCGCCCCAGCCGCCTCGCTGCACACCGCCGCAGCCGAGGCCGCAAACGCGAACCGCGTCACAGTGGCAAACGACACAGCCGCCCCGCTGGAGTCCTTGTACGTGCTGGGAGCCACGGCAATCGCCACGGCAGCCGTACCGCAGGTTCCGGCCACAAGGGCCACCTTGCCGCTCGTGTACGCGTCGGTGCTGGTCAGCACGAGCCGCTTGAGCGACTGCGTGCCGGTGCTGGCCGTTGAGTCGGAAAACGCCACGTCGATGGCAATGCGGCCTTCCAGGCTCATGCGTATTGCTTCCACTTCAAGGGGGCGAGCAGGGCATGCACACCCATAGGCACGTCCTGGCCAGCGTTGCCGACCGCCTCACGCGTGGCGTACCAGTGCCCCACGAGCATCTTGATGGCATGCTTCGCGGGCGTCGGCACGTTTGCAGCCCCGCCGTAGCCGGCCAAGTACGTCACCTGCACTGCCTTGTCATCTAGCCGAGTGCTCGGCCAGTTCTCCAGATACTTCGGGTACATCAAGGCAGGAACGTGGTCGCGGTCTAGGCGGAAGTCTTGGCTTCCAGACTGCGCCCACGCGAGTGTCTGCGTGGCACCGGATGTGTCCACGTAGGAGACAGTCACCGTGGCGCTCGCGGCAGTCGCGTTCAGCCGCACCGGCGGGCGCGGGAGCTCGGTGCGAAGAGCAGGAAAGTCATCGAACGCCACGGTGTACGTCTTGTCGGCGAAGGTGCGGTCGCAGAAGTCCTCGCACCACGTAGTCGCCGCATCAATGAGCCCGCCGACGTAGTCATCGTCGCCCGTGAAATCCACGATGCGAAGATGCTCCTTCGCCTCACTAACGCTCACGGGACGGTCGCCCGCACCGCTGGCGGTGCTCACCACCAGGCTGCGATACCGGCTGCCGGTCTGCGGCAAGTCCCAGTTAAGCACGCTTACGCCTCCGCTTGCCCATGAGCGACTCGGCCCGCTCCAGCCCAGCCGGCTCGGGGGCCGTCGCAAACTCAAACTGCGGCACGTCCTGCACCCGCTTCGCATAGCCGGCGAGCTCGAGCGTGCGAGCCAGCCCGGCCGTCACGGTCACGACCTGGCCTGTGCGGTAACGCATGTAGGACCTCTGCATCTGTACCTTCACGCCGTCCATGGTCACCGCCATACGTTGTCAGGTGGTCGCCCGCCCTTGTCCCAGAAATCGCCAGGATGTTGCATGCTGGCCCGCATGTTCTGGTCAGGCCACTTAATCCACACCTCCGCATGCCCCAGGCAAACCCGAGGGCACACGCCGATTTTCAGCCCCGCCTTTTGTGCCGACAGCCAGAATGCAATGTCATCGTCAATCCGCCCGTCTTCCCACCGGCCAGCCTCATTCGGCTTGCCGATAAACCACGGGTGCGGCAGCCGCTTCAACGCGTCTGCCTTCAGCATGGTAAATCCGAAGTGTGCCGTGTTGGCTTGGATGACGTTGTGGTAGACGAAGTGGTCACGGGCCACCTCGGCCACACGCTCGCCGCCCTCCGACACCATCGTGAACAGCGGCTCGTCCGTGCGTCGCTTCATCTGCAACGCCGCCACAAAGTCGTAGCCGCTGGCTACCGCGTACGTCAGCAGGCGAGGCACCGCATCCGCTTCGAAGATGCTGTCGTAGTCGAGCGTCAGAATCCACAGCGGCGGCTTGCTGGGATCCGTGTCGGATTCGATGATGTCCGTGAGGACACGTTCCAGGCATTGCCCCCAAAACGCGCCCTCTAGCCGTATCGGCGAGATGCCGTACGGAATGAGCCCACGAGCCCAACAGAACATGTGGTCCTGCCAGCCTAGCCGTGGCACGCTCATGGCACACATGAGCCGCACAGGACCATTGCCCGTCTGCAAGATGGCAGGCTGCACGCCCGCCACCGTCGAAGTCGCCGCGCCCACGGCTCCTCCTTCGTTGGAGTTGTCGTTCTACCGTCTTCGTTCAGCCAAGCACGACCCGGTTGGTGACGCCTGCGTCACTGGCCGAATCGACACCCGACTCGCCACGGCCCAGCCGAGCCGCAACGACGATGTCGTTGTTGGTGCCGTTGGATGACGCGTCCGCAGACGGCGTCACCGAAACCTGCAGGTACCGCCGCAGAGCCTTGGTCGAAAGCTCAAATCGCGTCACGTTCACGACGGCCGTGTTGGTCACGCCGGCCAGCGTGTAGTCGGTGCCCTGAATGAGCCCGCTGACAGTGACGTACGAGCCGTCCGTGTCGCTGTGGCGGATAGCCACGACGCTCGGGGCAGTCGTGTGCACCAGCGAGCGGTAGCCCACGTCGATGCTCACCGAGTCGTAACCGAGGCAGTCCACCGCGACGGTGTGCGTGCCAGCGGAGGCGACACCGGCGATGCCGGCGGAAAGGCTCAGGACGCTCTTGCTGTTCTGGAGGTGGTTCACGTTTCTGGTTTCCTTGAGGTTCTTAGGTTCAGAGGATGAGAGCCACGACCGGCCCAGCGTTGGAAGCGTCGCCCACGTCCGAGGTCACCGCGTCGTAGGACACCGTGGCCTGGAAGTAGGTCTGGTCAAACTCGATGTAGCGGTCGGTGCTCGCCCGCACCGCAACCTGACGCCGCAGGGCGAAGTGGCTCGACCGCTTCATGTCGCCGAAGAGGGCGACGCACTGACCAGCCGACGCACTCTTCCGCATCACGTTGTTGAAGAACACCGGCCAGCCCATGAACGTGGGCCGGCGGACGCCGTCCACAATCTCATTGGCGTTGACGCCGCTGCCGCCAAGGGACAGCGACTGCATCGCCAGAGCGTGCATCTGCGGGGTGCAGTACCAGCCGCAGGTCGGGCTCTGCGTCGCGTAGGTCGGAGCCTTCGCAACGGTCGCCAGGAAGTCATCAACCGTGAGATCCTTGACCGCCGACTGCGAAGAGTCGTTGACGCCAGCCGTCAGCGTCTCGTTCTCAAACTTCCACTGGATACCACGGATGCCGCCGTACAGACTGGCCCCTGTCCCGATGAAGCCGTCTTCATCAATTCGCTGCGCGATAGCCAGGGCAAACTCTTCTGCAACCAGCCCGGCCAGGTCAACCGCCGAATCGTCAATCAGCTGATTCGGGACGCGGGTGCCGACACGAACTTCCTTGCTGGACAGCATCACGTTGTCCGTTCCCATGTCGGTCTGGGTCGTTTCGGCATTCGCGGCGGTGTGGTACGCCGTGTTGCCCGACGTGCGACGCGGAATGTAGAGCGTGTCGCTCGTCATCTTCAGGTTGTTGGCCTGCGCGGGATAGGCACCGAAGGACTCCACCAGGCGGATGACCGTGCTGGCGAAGGTGTCGGGGATAAACACGCCGCCCTTGTTGTTGTCGTTGGGCGACAAGGCACGGCTCTCAACGTGCTTCTCGTACCACGCCCGGTCTTCGGCACGACCAAGGACGAAGCCGCGAATCCAGCGGCCACAGGCCTCCGCGTCGCTTGACGAGCGGAAGTGCCGGCCACGGCCGGAAGTCGCACGCTCAACGGCAGCCGGGGCAGCAGCAGGAACCGCAGCCACCTCGACCGGCTTGGCGGTCGCGGCGACCTTGCCACGCAGGGCGGTAATCTTCTCCGCGATGGCGTGCTCGCGGGCCAGTTCCTTCTCAAGCCCATCGGCCTCGCCGGCCAGACGCTCCATCTCGGCGGTCTGCTCGGCAGTCCGCTCCTCGACCTTGGAGAGGTCATCGAGCATGGCAGCCACAGCGGCGGCCCGGTCCTGAAGCTTGGTGAGTTGCGTGGCCATCCGTGGCGCTCCGTGGTGAACGGTGACAGTCCGTGTCTGCCGTTCACGCTACGGGGCAATCGGCCCGCACTCAGCGTTCTTGTTTGTACGGTACAAAGGACCGCCGGAAGACCTGTTTCGCTGGAACGATGGTCTTCGTCTTGAAGTCGCAGCCACAGCACTCGATGTACCGCACCTGCTGGTACTCGCCGCACTGATGGCTGGAGCGGGTGCGAAGGCGAGCCGCCTTGCACTTCGGGCACTGGCTACCGGCCGTGACCACGCATGAAACTCCTGAGCTTTGCGGCACGCAGCCGCATGGACGCCTGCACGATGTCAGGACTGACGACGTGTGGCGTCGGCTCAGGTGTAGCCTGCGATGCAAGCCACAGCTGGTACGAACGCATGGCCACAGAGACAGACGTGGACGGGTACGCCGGTTGCACTACCGGCCCCAGTTCGTAGATGGTCGCGGCCCGCACCTCGCGGATGGCCCGGCCGTTCTCGTCGGTCGTGAACGTCTCGCCGTTCTTCTCGATAGAAAAGGTGAACGACGCACCCTTCACGTCACGACGAGCCACGAGCTCGAGGATGTCTGCCCGGCTCGCGGGCGGCGTCACCTCAAACCCGACGCCCTTCTCGTCGGTCCACACCTTGAGCGTGCCAGATGATTCCCGGCCCAGCAGGATGTCGGGGTTGTGGTTGTAGTACGAGACGAGATCCGCCCGGCCCCGCTGGCGGTTGAACACGCCATCGAACGCCCCCGGCAGGATTCGCTCCCGAAAGCCGCCGAGGTCCACACTCAAGCGGTTGTAGACCACGGCATAGCCGCGAATCACCGAGCGGCCGTCAGCCCGGCTCTCGACCACCAGGGCGTCATCATCACTGCCGAACTCCCAGTCACGACGCTCGATGTCCATGGTCAACCCTCCGTGTTTGATTGTTCCGGCGGCGCGTCGGGCGTATCGTCGCCCGTGCCGTCCTCTTGCTCGGCAACATCCTCAGCCGCATCGCCAGTCGTGTCCTCAACCTCGCCAGGCGAATCGTCGCCTTCCGGCATCGGGCCCATATTTTCCTTCATCCGCACCTCTTCGGGCGTCATCCACTGATTGCGGATGGCGACCTCGTAGGCCGCGTATCGCGTCGTGATGTCGCCACGCAGCAGCCCTTCCACAAGGAACTCCGCGTACAACTCGCCGTCCTCTGGCAGCACATCACGCTCAATGGCACCCTCAATACGCCGCAGCCACGGGGCAATGGTGAACTTCTCAAAGCTAACCATCTCGCTCTGCAGGTTGCCCCATGTCGCCCGGCCTAACTCCTGAATCATGTGGGGCGGCATTCGCCAGACGCGGCAGATGGCCAGCAGCGACTGCATCCACAGTTCAGCCAGCTGGCTCTCTTGGTTGGTGGCTGAAACGCTGTCGGCCTTCAAACCGTTGCTGAGAATCGCCGTACGGCCAGCCTTGGCAGGGCCACGATGGGCGGCCTCCCACTGGTCGCGCAGTTGCTCGCGGACCTCGCGGGGCAACACCTGGTCGGTGTGCAGGATGATGCCCGGCTGGGCGTTGTTCTTGTAGAACGTCGCGGCGTACTGCTCGAGAGCACGAGCCAATCCGATGGCGTCACGGCCAAGTTCGACCGGCACCTCGCCGTGGATGCCGTCAAACGACAACCATCGGACGTGCATGATCTGGTCATCGCGGTACGCCGCAGGCTTGCCAGTACGCGGGTCCGTGTAGAGGTACGAAAGGCTCTTGTCATCCTCCTGCACCACCTTCATGCCAGACGGGTGCAGGGCGTAAATCTGGTCAACGCTGCCGCGATTGCCAGCCACCTTCAACTGGTACGAATTGCCGTAGAACCCGAGGTGCAGACACATCTGCTCCACCCATTCGTAGCGGGTCTGCCACGAATTGGGCCGACGGGCCAGCACGTTGTAGAGCGGCAGATCCTTGGCCCGTTCGCTGTTGTGGTCATCCAGCCGGCGGTACAGATGCAGCGGCAGGCTAGCGACCGTCTCGGCCACCACGCGGGCGCACGCAAAGTACGCCGCCGTCTTCATCGCCGTCTCGGGCGTTACCCGCACGCCGCTGTCGGCCGCCATGGCCACCAAGTCATCCCAGCGGCTCGTGCGCGACTCAAGCCACTTGATTTCAGGCACAGCCGATTCGGCAATCATGCGTCACCAGAAAGAGATTTCGGGCATCTCGGCCGGCTTCATCGACTCGCCCATATGCACGCCGACCGCCATCACCATGGCCACCACGCCGTCCACTCGCTCGGTGCTCTTGGCCTTCGACACCTTCACGTTGCCAGCCGGGTCCGTCTGTACGGCGGCGTTGCCTAACTGCCAGCCTAGCAACGGATTCCCGCCAAATCGCACCTTTCCATCCACAAACAACGCCTCAACCTTGCGGGTAGGCGCTGTCATGGACGCAAAGCCCTGGCCGAATAGCGTCACCGGCAGGCCCTCATCCGCGAGCTCGGTGGCAAGCTGAGTGGCGTTCCATCTGTCCACGGCCAACCGCCGCACGCGATGCTTCTGGCAGAACTCCAGAATGTCGGCTCGCACCTTCTTGTAGTCGGTGCTCTTGCCCTCCGTGTACGTCACCCAGCCTTCCCGCTGCCACTGCGAATACTGCACGCGGTCGTTTCGCTCACGCTCTGCGGCATTGTGCTCGGGTATCCACGCCATGACATACACGTCGTACCCGCCGGCATCATTGGGGGCGACAGCCGCAAAGCACGTCGTGTCGTAGTTGCTCGCCAGGTCAAGCCCGCACCACACTTCCCGGCCCTCCAATGACTCAGACAGCGGGCCGCTACACGCCGCAATCTGGTCTGGACGCAGCCACCTTACGTCGCTGGTCGTGGGGATATTGAGCCGATACCGCAGGAACGAATTGAGCTTCGTGGCAGAGTTCTCGGCTTCCCGGCAGTCAGCCGCGAAAGACTCCTCGCTGATGGTTTCGCCGAGCGACGGGTTCGCCTTGCGCCACACCTTCGGGCTCTTCCAGTCATCCTCCCGGCTCGCGGCGTAGATGCACCCGAAGAAACTTGGGTCGAAGGCCGTGTCGGCGATGCACCGCTCCGCGTAGTCGTGCTGCTCGTACCACAGGTGCGTTTTGTTCGCCTCCCCGGCCGTCGTGATGGACAGCACCAGCGGCTGACGCCGGGCCGCACCGCCATACCGCAAGGCGTCCCAAAGCCGCCGGTCGCCACGCTGGGCGTGCAACTCGTCGAAGAGCAGGCACGAGATATTCAAGCCCTCGGCACGGAACGCGTCGGCACTCAGCACACGATAGAACGAGTTGCTGCCGCGATGCACGATGGTCTTCCGGCTGTCCAGTACCTCGAGCACCTTGGACAGAGCCGGCGACGAGCGGACCATCGACGCCGCCTCGCGGTAGATGATGCCTGCCTGCTCGCGATCGCTGGCCGCACCGTAGACCTCGGACCCGGCTTCCCCGTCTGCCACCAGCATGTAGAGGGCGATGCCGGCGAGGAGCGTGGACTTCCCGTTCTTCTTCGGGATCTCGATGTAACCCTGGCGGTACTGCCGCAGCCCATCCGAGCGACACCGGCCGAAGATTTCACCCAGCACGTACTTCTGCCACGGCAAGAGCAGAAACGGCTGGCCGGCCGTCTGCCCCTTGCTGTGCTTCAGCACCTTCTCGAAAAACCCATAGACGCGGTCGGCCTTCGCCTGGTCGATGCCTGGCCGGCTAACCGTGTGCGGAGAAGAACTCTTCGAGCTCGTCTTTTTTGACTTCGACTTGCGTGGCAAGTTTCGTCCTTGAACTTGGCGTCAGCCCGAACTCACTCAACAGACTAGCCTTCATGGCAACCAGCGAGCGGTACATCGGGCCAGCCGGGTTCGGCTTGACGCCACCCAAGTCGGTGTGCATCACCGCACCACCCGCCCGCAACTGAAGCAGGCACGACTGCTCGGCCGAATGCACCTCGCACAGCGTGGCCAACGCCTCGCCGTCACCCGTGGTCAGCACACCCATCCGCGTCAGGATGCCGGCGAGCTCGTGCCACTTCTCGACCGCGACTTCGTCCACCTTCAACCGCTCAGGCATGGGCGGAACGCCGACCGGAGCCGACGGCTCGCGTTTCACTGGCCCGCGTTGCGTTCCTTCCAGGATGTGAAGGGCTGTCGGCTTCGGCCTACGTCCAGCTTTTGCCACGATGGCGACTCCGTTAACGAGGGGCGATTGTTAGGAAACCCGGGCAATAGCACGTTGCGTGCCGTTCAAAAACACGAAAATCGAATTAAAAACCATCAAAAACCCCGGAGATTTCTGCAATATTCGCGCTCGCGGCCCCGCACGCGGTTTATCGTGAACGGCCAAAAGTTTTAACATTTGGCCGATTGTTGCATTTTGCAACAGTGCGTTTTTGCCTTGTTTTACAGGGCTTTTTGCTCGCGACATGCGTTTCGCCCTTGTTTTATAGGGCTTTTTGCTTGCTGGCATTGGCGGCCCGCCAGCCTTCCTTCTTGCTGTGGCACGACGCACATAACGTTTGAAGGTTCGTCACCTCATCGCTGCCGCCCTTGCTCTTGGGCACGATGTGGTCCACATGCGCACGCTTGCCATGCACTAGGTGGCCGCACACCTGGCACTGGTAGCCATCCCTCAGTAGCACCTCTCGCCGGGCTGCCTTCCACCCTGGCGAGCAGTAGCCTCGAGCAGATGCCGACGGTCGATTCGTGTCCGGTGCCCGTGGCCGCTTACGCTGCCCAACCCACGGCGGTTTAAACGTCGGCAGCCTATCGGGCATATCAGCCCTTGAACATCACCATACCGACGGTGCCCGTGCTGTTCGTGGTGGCCGACACGAACTTGATGAAGTGGGCCCCAAACGTCTCGTCGGGCATAGCGTACGCCCGCCCGTCCGCAGTGGACGCAGACAGCGTGACCTTCACGACAGCCCCGTCCTTGTCGTACAGCTGGTAGAAGGGGCCGTTCGTCGAGTCCGACACCCACAGGTTGATTTGCGTGGCGTTGGTGCTGATGGTGCCCATCTCAACGATGCCGCCAGCCATGTCGAACATGGGAATGGTGACGCACGACGCGGTCGCCGTGAACATCGTGAACGGGTAGGTCTTGCTCTTGCGGCGGATCTTGGATTCGCTCATGGCATCTCTCCTGCGTGGCTCGGCGTTGCGCCGATGCGTGGCCTGCCTTTAGATTACGGCGTCAATTCGTGCGGCTGGCAGGTTTCGCCTCCAGCCTACGCCTGCGGTCGCCGTGCCCTGCAGTTCACGGCTCCTGCGGCTGCGGCATCAGCGCCAGCGCATCGGCAATCGGCACCACTGCCACGGCCGGGAGGAGGACGGCCATGTCGGCATGGATCCACATCTCACGCAGCCAGCCGCCGGGTTCGATCGCCGTGAGGATGTCGGCCGAGAGCATGAGCCGTCCATCCGCAAGGGCCACAGGCATGGCGATGCAATCGGGTCGGCCGTACTGGGCGTGCAGTTCCGCAAGCCGCTGTGCCAGTTGCGGCGTGAACAGCAGGGCGTGTTGGCGGCCCCACTCGTAGGTGATCGGGAGCGTGATGTCGGAGAGGGTCATGTTCGCCCCATCGCGGTATTGAACGCAACCACAGCCGCATTGTACGACGCGACTTGAGACGCAGTCATTGCGAGACCAGCAGAATACAGCCCTAAGCGACCGTTTAAGTATTCGGCCACAATCTGATTGCGGCGATTCTCCGCAAACACAAAATGAGGAAACGTCTGCGTGGCGGTTCTGTTTTCAGTTGCAGCAGTCGTCACTAAAGCACTGCCGCCTGAATACAGCGTGTTCCCGCTGCCATCTCCAGTGCCGAGAAGCAGTAGGCCAGTAATAGAATTGCTCGCTACGTCTGCTTGCCTGTTTGTCGCATCCGTCCAGTTGTACCAGACCCATACGCGAGACGTGGCGGCGAACGTCCGCAGGCTTTGGTAAATGCGAGGCGGGTTTCCGTCCAGATTGGTGTCCGCACCGACGAAGCAACCATTCCCAGAAGTGACAGCAAACGGAAGCGCTGCAAGGTGATAACTTCGCGTCCCAGTGAAGTTTATCGGCAGTCCAGTATTCAGGTACTTGCTGCTTCCGTTGCCCGTCAACCCACCACTTGCCCCCGTCTCCGCGTAGTCACCCTGAACGAAGTTGAAGTTCGTATCCGTCGTTCCGCCGTACTGCGTCCCCGTCAACGACGGGCCACGGAAAAGTGGGGTTCGCACGGCGTTCAGCGAGGCATCCGAGTCCCCGCAGAAAAGATTGACGCGATAGAAGCGGTCGCGGATGCCTGCGGCATGTATCGCCTTCACGAAGCGGTCCACAGCACTCAACGTCGTGCCGCTCACTGAGCCGCCATTGGTCCGCACGCGATTCGCCCAATCCGCCGATTCGGGGTGGATGGTCTGGCGTGGCCGCAGCAGTCTCGGTGACATCGGCATGGCTAGTTCCTCGCTGCGTCCGGTTTACCATCCGCCGCAACTCGCGGCTGCAACGCGTAGAGCAGTCGCGTCTGCTCGCCGACTGCCTTACTGATTTCCCGCTGGGTCTCGCTCAACGACCGCACGAACGTGCGATGCTCCTCAACGAGCGGCAGCAGCACGTCGTGCCGCAGCACCCAGCCAACGGCGATGGCTACGAGCGTGGGAAATCCCCACCGCTCGATGATGCCAAACATCGTGTCTTTCGCTTGGTCAGTCATGGTGCAGCATCTCTCTTGCAAACGCCCGCATCGCGTCGCGGTTCTCCTGGCGTTCCAGCCACCATCGCACGAGAATCTTGACCACCTCGGAGACGAGAGCCGATAGCACGAGCGTCAGGATGATGCCCATGCCGTACTCGTGCTTCACCGCCCGCTCCACGGTCTTCGTGTAGTGGTGGGCCACCACTTGCGTCTCACCCGCGTCGCACTGCTCGAGGACCGGGATGGGCCAACCTTTGACCGCACGCCGCACGATACGATTGACGATGCGGCGACCGCCCAACGTGCGAGGCACGGTTGGCAGTTGCTCCCAGACGTGGCTTTGCAGTTCGTCGAGCGTCATCACTTCGCCTTTCCGGTGCCGTCGCACGGCTGGCACTTCACCTTGACCGTGCCGTCACCGACGTAGCCACGCCCGTCACAGTTCCGGCACTTGCCGTCACTGGGCGGGGCTGGCGTCGGCGGGATCTCCTGCCGCAGTTGCACGACCATGCGGGCCGTCTCGCACGCGATGTCGGCGGTCAGACCGTCATCACCCGGCAGCGTAGCGACGCAGCCAACCAGCACGACGAGAAGCGGCGCGAGCCAACGCATCAGAGAATCCCCCGCAGCCAGTGGTCGGGCAGTTGCGTCGGCTTGAAGCCGTTGTATCCCGCATAGACGTAGGAGTCGCGGCCCGCGAGCATCCGCGTTGCCACGTCGGCATCGACCCAGAATGAGCAGTTGCGAACCGCCTCGGGCATGTCCACGGGGAAATGCTTGCCGACCGTGTTGGAGTCGCCCCAGGAGTTTGCACAGAGCAGACCGGGCCGCTTGCCGAATCGCACGCCGATGAAGCACATGCAATGCCACCACACGCCGCCGGGGGCGCAGAACCCATCGGCGTCGCGGGACATGGAAAAGCCCTGCCCGCTGCACACCACCACGGGGTAGCCGTTGCTGATTGCCGCAGCCGCCTCGTCAAACGTGGTCGCCAGCGTGGTTTCTTTGCACCGCCGCTCCTTGGCAAACGGCTCCAGTTCATCGGGCAACCCGTTGCGGCCCCAATCGCGTTCCCGCTGGGATGAGTGCGAATCGAACCGCCGCCCGCCGTAGTCCACGCCGTAGTGCAGGCAGCCGAAGTCGCGGATACTCTTCGCAGCATGGAAGCCGGTCGAGCCGTCGCCTCCCGTGTTGACCTTTTGCCCGCGAGCCTCGACCCGCGAGAGCCCGTACAGGCTGGCCTCAATCGTGCG